CCATTCGTCTTTTGCGATTTCTGTCCATTTGTTCATTGTATGATTCTTTCTCTGTTGATCTCTGTTGATATTACTATACCACACTGCGGCGATTCTGTCAAGTCCTTCACACGATGTTTAAGAACTTATCCAACTGCATTTTTGCCGCAATTCTTCCAAGTATATTTGAATTTTCTGGTTTTTGATATGGGCAATCTTCACCAGCAGGGCATTCCAGAGAAGTACAAAGTTCACCATTATGTTCTAACAATTGAAATGCACCATCTCTGGTATTTGTGTAGTGAGATAGAAACTCATCGTGAGCATCACGCCACATTTCGTTTTCTGGCACATAGATATCGAAAGTGTTTGAGTCGAGCACCATTTCTTTCTCTTCGGGAGTTTGCAATGTGTTCCACAAATTCTGCAAAGAGTATCCCTCTATTGGGCGGGTTGAGTTTAGGCGAACCAATCGACCTATCATTTGAACTGCCCATGTTGTAATCGGCCCAGCATCATTTTTTTTGTTGGTAGGTTGAAAGACAAACATTGTTTTGAGAGTAGAAATATTCATTCCCATGCGGGCTTTTCTAATTACCACCAAAAATTGGAGTTCGTCTTCATGGTCACTCATTCTATCTTTTATCTCCTGTTCGGTTTCGACATATGAAGTGCCGCCAACAGTGTATACTCTTTTCTCGTTATGTGTCATTACTGCGATAGCTTCACAATCTTTGGCCAAACCAAAATGAGAAAGAGAATTCTGCAACATTTTCACAACACGTTCAGTCGAGTAGTAATCATCCCAACCAGCCGATGATTTTTCCTGCTCGCAGTAGATGATTTGTGATTTTTTCGTTCCATCTTGAGAAGATTTCAAAGTGTTGAGAATCGAAATATCAAACATGTTGTTACATGTATCATCTGTAAAGAAGTTTGCATTCCCCATTGCAGCCACACGGTCATAGAGTCTATGAGTTGGAGCAAATTCGTTGATAATTCGAAATTTCATAGTGCCCATGGCCTGCAATCCGTCAGGAATCATTTCAAGATTTGGAGTCGCAGTAAGTCCAAACACATAAGGAGATTTTTCTGCAATTTTGCAAATCAAGTTATAAAGAGTTGCTTTGTATCTCTCGTTTCTTGCGTTTCCAGAAACTTCCATCAGTCGCCGGAAATCTGATATCAACCATGTGTGGGCCTCGTCAACAAAAATTGCTGTGTTTTCATATCCAACTTCTTTGATCAATTTCAATATAGGTTTTCTGACATGCACAGCGAGATATTGATTTGTAACAACGAGGAGAACTTTTTTTCCTCTTTTAATATATTTGCGAGCTTCCGCGATGTTTTCGACAACCCGAAAATTTTCTCCATAGACATTTTCGCCGTGAGACGAATCCTTGAAAGTTTCCATTTCGATAATTTCTGTCATGGGGCAGGCATGTATAACCAATTTGATTCCATTTTTAAACAACTTTGGAATAAAATTCATTGCGGTGTTGTAACTTTTTCCCACCCCAGTACCACCTACAAGAATATTCATAACATTTGAACTTGTTTTTTCACTAGCCCAATCCGCCACAATTCTCTCTAAATTCTCATGGAAAGGTTTGACCAAATACTCGACACCAACATCCACATTTTCTATTGAAAACTCAGATTCTTTTTTCATATCTAACATTATGCAACTTCCAGCATTGAGTAAGGGACATTTACTTTTGTCATTCCACGGTTTCCATAGTTCATTTCAACAATCGCTTTTTTGGGGTTCATTTTGACGATGGTTGCATAAGTCGATTTGGTTTTCTGCAACACCATAACTTTCTGTCCTACAGAGAAAGTGGCGGTTGCAGAGATTGATTTGATCGAATTTGCATAGTGAACAATCTGTCCCAATTCTGTTTGTGACATTTCCAACATGGCGTTTTTGATCTGCATTACATTCATTTTTAGTCCTTTCAGTGACTAGTGATTCTTTCTATACTACTGTTCTACCACACTGTGGTGATTCTGTCAAGCATTAAAATGTAAATTGTTTGGTAGTTGTGACATCTCTAGCACAGTACGAAGATCCTGAATCTGATTGAATTACAGTCTCAACAACTGCATCCATCTTTGCGTAGATATTGTGTAATTTTTCTGCATGTTGTTTTGATACATTACATGCAGAAGCAAATAGGTCTGTTGAATGATTATTCCCAGAATATGCAAATATATGAAAAAGTTCGATATTCATTTATTAGTCCTTTCAGTGACTAGTGATTCTTTCTATACTAATAATGTATCAGAAAGTCCCTAGAAAGTCAAGCCCTAATTTGTGGTGAATGAGAAATATATCGGAATCTTCTGGCCAACATGGTATCTTTGCATTACTCTTTCCCTAAAAATATTTCCTTCAACATTGACAACAATTTCATTCGCCACTAATCTTCGATGCGAGACTTGTTTATATTCGATGTGACATTGGCGTTGATTTTTATAACCAACTACTTGTCCATTTTGATTATTCAAAAATCCACCAATAATTGCACCAGCATTTCTATTCCGAACTCGTTGGGAGTCACTACTCAATCCCTGTCCAATCAATCCACCGATAATTGCACCTTGTAAATTTATTCCACTATTTCTCTGCCGTATAGGAACTTGTACTGTATGACAGACATCTTGTGGTATAGAGTTCCAATTGACTTCATATACAGGTTCTACGCTAATAACAGTACCTTCTTTAACAGACTGAGCAAACACTGCATAATTACTACAGGATGCGAGTATTAGAACGCTCAAAAATATTGCAAGTTTTTTAATCATTTGATTTTCTTTCTCAAATTTTCTAGGGCCCCAATCACGATTGATGGATATTCCCCTAAGTAACTGCCGGCAGATAAATCGTCTAGTTTTATCAAATCTTTATGGTAGTGGGTAATAAAAATCCAATTGTCTAGTATTCTTTTTGCCAATTCGTCATATACACCATCGGACAAAATTGGGTCATCCTCTTTATAATACGCATATGATGCCATCAAGTAGTAAGGAATAGTCATATTTTCATTCTCACTAATGACTTTATTCATATGCGTATCAATTATCATCAGACTCGTTGACTATCTGCATAATTTTTTGCAAGTTTTTCGTCTACAAAAAATTTCTTTGATACAATAGACTTTCCATCTTGCGACCAAACGCTATTGACTTCAGTTTTTTTGACTTCAAATCCGAAGATATGGTCAAAGTTGATAATTGGTGTTAATTTAGTATAGCACCTGTGGTTTTTTGTTTCTTTAATTTTCATGCTATGTTCATTACATCCTTTGCATAAGATTTATATTTTGGTTCTTTGAATCCATCAATTTCTTCCATCAACATCATCATACGATTTTTTATAAAATAGTCAAATACTTTTCGCATGTCTCCTTTTGGATCGTTTTCAAATTGTTCAATTATAGCATCCCGAATATTATTCGGAACATATGTAAGATCTACTAATTTTTCATTTCTCTTGTAACGAGCAATCATATTGGCATCACAGAAATCTTCTGGATCTCTGGACATATCCATCCAATCAACTAAACTTTTTTTAGTGATAGCCTTTTGACGGCGATTTTCAACAAATACTTCATCGTCCGACAGAAAATTGGGTATTCCATCTGATTTGTCGCCACGAATAATATGTTCACGCAGATACTTGTATGGATGTGGTTCTTTGAGAAATTTCTTTTGAATAGGACTGTATTGCGCGACATTAGGATATTTCTGTAGCTGTTTAAAATCTTTATCACTAGAAATTATAATACACTTTTCCCTTACTGCATATTCTTGAATTAAAACTGCAATACAATCATCAGCTTCTGCACGTTCTACTTCTACAATTTTATATGGAAACACCTCTTTTAGATCACTTTTCATAGCATTCATTGTATTGAAAATAAGACTCCAATCAATGCCAGATGATTCGCGTTCTTTTTTACGAGAATATTTGTAGTATGGGAATATGTCTTTTCTCCAATAATTATGATTATCACAACATATCACAACATTTCCATATTCATTGGAAAACTTTTTCTTGATATTGAGTAGGCTTGTAAGAATCATGTGACGTACTAGATTTTCATCTATTTCACTTGTTCTCGATCCCACTTGTGTCATTAAGTTGGAGATAATGACTTGACTTAGGTCTATTAGAATCATTGTTTTTATCTCTATTTTGTTTGTACTATTACTTATACCATGAATCGCGTAGGTATGTCAAGAAGTTTTCTCAAACCATTCTGGAATTTCTCTCTTTGTCCATACCATATTGAATCGAGATTGTTTTGTTTGATAATATTCTTTATATGAACGTACAGGATCCTCGTGATGAATACACTGTGGTTCGTGTTGCATTGCTAGAGGGAAAGGAGTCATTAGATACTTGTATCCACTTCTGATATTTGTAGGAATCGCTGCAAGACTTTTACGCAGTTTAGTATCTGTTGCATGAACTTTACCGTATCGGTATGTATATTCTTTGCACAAGGCGATAAAGTGTTCATAATGCCAAAGATAGTTGTTGTCACTATGCATTGTCCATACAGTACATGGGTGTCCCATATGGACAGCCTTGTATAAAGACGCCTCACGCGCATCAGGCAGTTCCCAGTACTTTGACATAGTTTTACCAGACTTGGACGCCCTGCGTGTCTCTGCACCGTCTAACATACGGTGAGCAGTAGAAAGCATCTGAGCACTTTCTACAATCATTTTTACAACATGTTTATCACATTGTAATTGTGCAGCAATTCTTGGGTCTTTGTCTAGTATAAAGATATTCACACAAACTCCCTCAAATGGCGAGTAGAACTTGCAAGTTTTTGTAAGGCCTTTATTTCTATCTGCCGAATACGTTCACGAGTCACGCAGAATTCTTGACCAACTTCTTCTAACGTGTGGACACCAACACCATCAATACCATACCGCATCCGAATTACTCTTTCCTCACGTTCTGACAAAGTAAGTAGTGAGTTGCGAATGGCATCTTTTCTGTTCATAATCATAACGAATCAATCCTCTCTTGTTACACTTTAATATACCATAAGAGGGTATGCGTGTCAAGCTCTACCGCTATATAATTTCGAGCGCCATCTTGCAGATATAATATGAGTCTACAATATCAGAAGTTGGGTTGCCAATCTTCTCAGATTTAACTACCAGTTCTTCTTGTAGATTTCTAGAAGTTTCTTGCAGAAAAGATTCATACATTGATTCTTTGTTCGCATTTCCTTTTCCGGTTGCAAACTTTTTAATCACCGTGGGTGCAACTAAGTGCATCTTTATTTCTGCTTGCCAGATCTTATATTTTAATAATCCAGTATTTTCTGCAATATGAAATACTTTACCCTTTGAACCATAGCTATAATCTTCTATTGCGACTAACTCAATTTTATGTGTAATGAGTATGTCAAGGGCCCAATCCGATATGAAGTCATATCGTTCTTCTGGGGTTTCCCACAATTTAAACTGTGGACTACCCTCTATGTTTTTGTATTGGTAATCTTCGTATTTTTTAACACCAGAGAGAAAAAAGGATTGACAGTTATCAAAACTGAAATTCTCTTTCTCTCCGGTATAGATAGTCACTGCTGGGCATGATAAACTATAATCAATACCACCTATTCTTCGTCCATCCATAATTCACTTTCGTCCACTTCATGCTCTGGTTCATCTATATTTATATAGATTTCTAGAGCCTCGCCGCAGACTGGGCAAAATCGAACTTCTTCGTCGTTATAGGTTTCTACTTTAAACTCAGCAGAACAGTTTTCACAACCCGTTGTTTCCATTTTAATATTCCTGTAATAATTATTCTATATAGGAATATTAAAAAGTTATTTCACAGGCACCACCGATACATGCAGCAGAGCCCATTGTATCAATATCTGTGAATTTCTTGGTTGTCAACTGATATGTAAAATCAACATGATTCATATTCTGTTGAATCTTTGTCCACTTATGACACAGATAGACATCTTTCAGGCAATATTCTGCCTGTTTTGTATCTCCCATGAAATAATTACCTGCGAACTTATTGAATCTACGAATCCACTCTGCACGTAGATCAGAGATTTCACCCTGATATTCTACTGGCATTTGTGCAACAGAAGTCGCTTCCCATAGATTGTCAAATCCCTTACGAGTATCTACAATCAATCCGGCAGCGAACAGAGAACCACGACCATACTTGGATACAATTTCCTCTTCATCTAATACTTCTGTCATGGGAGCCTGATGAAAATCTTTATCACCAGAACCAGATAGGAACGATACACCCGCGAAGTAGTCTTTATTCTCAAACAAATAATCTTCTACTTCTGACCACATGTGTTCAGGCACAGTCACAGTATTAGATACATTGTGTCTTACTGTAGGGTCTGCACCCAAGTGTTCATTAGTTCCAGCCTCAACCCAATTCTGTTGTACAAGTTGTACTTTCTTGAGCAAATCTGTACCGAATAGGTCTTCTTTATAGAGAGAACCTTCTGGTGAAATTACAGGAAACCCAATACAATAATCGGTACGACTAGTAGACCAAACAGACTCTTCTACCATATATGGATTTGTTTTAGCAATCAACTGTGCAACTTCTGCGTCCTTATTCATTTGTACATGCCGAATATACTTGGGGGCATGTTCTGCATGAATCCCTGATGCAGTCTGCAAGAGTACAGATGCGTTACCAGATGGTTTGACACACGTTGTACGCGCAGCCTGATTGATACCAATCAATTCTGCAACCTGTTTGTTGACAGACTTAACAATCTCTGCACCATTTTGTTGAACTTCTGCATCAAGTAGAACGTCTGGATTATTCATCCAACCAGTTACCGATACACCAAGTAATGCTTCTCTTGCAAAGATTCTCTTAGATGTTTCTGCCAGATATTTAAAGTCTGTATAACCCGCCTGCAACGTACCCATAATGGCACCCGCACGACATGCTTTAAAGAACTCTTCTTTAGTGGTACACTTACCGCCATTAATCTCAGTAAGGTTACACCCTTGCCAACCACTCTCTCCGTCTATCTGGGGATACATGCCGATTTCTACGCATGGGTTTGTAGTGTGTTCTGTATTATCAACAAAGTAAAATCCTGGCTCTCCAAACTCTTTGATAGATTTCATTGCATTTGAGAATTCACTTTTAGTAATTTCACTACGCACAATCACGGCAGAGTTATTGGAACGGCCCCGTTGTGGATTATCAACAAACCAGTTACCAGTTTTTGCAGTCAACATTTCTTCATCGTCTTTAGAAAACAAACAGATAGTTGCAGACCGGCGAACTCCACCCGCCAGAACCGCATCAGCAGCGTGCATAGAAATATCATATACATGAATAGGACTCAATCGCGTAACACCTTTAAGGATTAAGGATTGAATAAGATGTTCGATTTTGTCAAGTGCTTTGCGGAGTGGTTCTGGGCCGGGCGCCTTAAAACCACCGGATATCATTGCACCTTGTGGACGCACACCTGATATATCAAAGTATACCTTGCGTCCTTCAAACGATGGGTTAGTACCACCACCAACAAAATAAGAGGACATGAGTACCCCAAGGGCATCTGCCCAACCTTCAATACTATCCTCTACTTGCCAACCTTTAGCCTGTTTCTTTCTTTCTGCGATATCTGGAATTTTCGCAACATGATGTTTCTGTACAGAGAACCCTGCTCCAGCACCACACAAAAGAATATAAAATAGTTCTTGAAAATATGCAGCACGATCAGCATAGGTAGATGTACAGTTATACATTCTCATTTGATGTTT